GAGATTGTGGACGGACAGAAACCACCCTGGTTGGTACGCCACACAGAAACGTATTCAAGAATCCGAAGCACGACTAGTACGTATGCTGCGGGAAAAAGAACTAAATATTCGTAGTCGTGGTATGTTACACCAGCTACTCAACTATGACGGCACACGAAAGAAGCGTGTGCGCGGAGAAGATGGAACGGTTCACCACTTTGACCGAGCAAGGACTGCCGTTATGGCAGCAGACATTCTTGCTCGCAGACATTTTACTCAAGAGACATCTGCTGTAGAATCGGATTACATTCCAGGACAGATTACAATCAAACAACTCGATCGAGTTAAGTCGAAAAAACTTCAATCAGCAAAAACAGTTTTTAAACCCGCATCACAGATATGGAAATAAAATGGCAAACCAAGATTACAACGCAGCAAAAGATCAAATGGCCAAAGAAGCCAAAGATTCTGACAACGAAAAGACAAAGAAAATTCAGGGCATGACGGATGAAGAGCGAGCAAAAATGCTCGCAAGGTTGAAAGGTCAGGTAGAAGCTGAGAAGAAGGCTGGGGGTCTTGCAAGTAAAGAAGACAAAGCGATGGAACAAATTCAGAGCCAAAAATAATATCTAAACGGAGATAGTGATATGGCTTCTAAGCTATCTAAATTAATTGATAGACACCTTGACTATTACAAGCGTGCCGAGAAAAAAGATTTCGATAAAGCGAGACGATTTTATCGAGGTAATTTCTTCGCATCTAGTGATAGCGATATTCAAGGACTTAGTCAGTCATCTTATCTGTGCTCGAAAAACCTAATCTACGCCATCGCAGATACAGCGGTGAGTGCTCTACTCGGCCCAAACCCATCAGTGGGTGCGGTAGCAAGAACACCACTGTCTCAAGATGCTGCACCTGCTGTAACGGGACTGATTGAATATGTATTTGAATCAAACAGGTTTAGGCGAAAAGCGGCAACAGCACTAATCGATGCCGTATTATGCAAACGGGGAATCTTTAAAACCGGCTGGGACTCAAAAAAAGATATTCCAATTGTCCGAGCGATTAACCCATCCAGCGTTTTCTTTGACCTAACCGTTCGAGATCCAGATGATATCCGTTACTGGATTGAAGCCACGGTAATCTCATTCGAAGAATTTAAGCAACGAGTCAAGTCAGGTCAATATAAAGCTGAATTGGTAAAGGAAATTCGACCAGATCGATACCCGAAGTGGTTGCTTGATGACAATCAAAAGAATCAGACCAACCATGTACGTGATGCGTTTCAATGGGTGACGGTATACGAATACTATGACCGCGAACGCGGTATGATACAGCACTACATCAAACAAGCTGATGCTGTCGTATTCGAAGATAAAATCGACTACATCCCATACTCGATGTTCACACTGAATCAATCAGGAATCGACTGCACAGGTCTCAGTGAAGTGCAGCTTGTCTTGAAACAACAAGAGACAATCAATGATCTGCTGACACACATGAAGCAAATCACGTACCTGCAAATCCCACGAGTGATGTATGACTCAGGTCGACTCACAGAAGAAGATTTAAACAAAGCAGTAGAGTCTTCTGCGGGATCGTTTGTAGGAATCAACCCATCAAACAGTGACGCCTTACGTAGTTTAGCTACACTATTCTACGAAATGCCCATACCCGATAGCCCCGCAGGTGTTAAAGAATTCATCGCTCGACAGGAAGACGATGCTGCTTTTATTTCAGCACTTGCTGAAGCCGCCCGAGGCCAGGTCGCTGGGGCACGAACCGCCACCGAAATGGCCATCATCGATGCCCAACTACGAACCCGTCTCGCAACAAGAGAAGGTCACCTTAATGACGCACTTGAAGATGTGGCTAAAAAGGTTTTTTACCTCTGCAAAAAGTATATGCGTGAAAAGAGGTTGATTCGAATTTCAGGTAGCAACAAGTGGGAGGAATTGAACCACCAAAATCTTATTGAGATTGATGTCGACTTTGAAATGGTTGGGCACAACCCAATTAGGCGCAACCCTGGAATGATGGCAGAAACACTGATTCAACTGCTACCATTCTTGTCTCAAAACCAAAATGTGGATGTTCGAAGATTGACGGAAGAAATTCTAACCAACCTTGGACTACCTGCCCGAATTATGATTCCAGAAGCAGAGATTATCGCACAACAACAAGCCATGGCAGCACAACAACAGGCTCTTATTCAGGCTGAGCAGCAAGCTAAACTTGGTGGGGCAGCGGCAGGAAAGCCTGCTATGGAGGCTAAGGAGCAAGCACAACTACAGCAACTGCTAGCATCGCTGCCTCCCGAAGAAGCCGAGGCGATGGTTATGGCGATGGCTCAACAACAATCTGGAGGTGAAGCGCCCGTGGAAGGCGCAGAAGAATCGCTACCAGGAGGCGGCGGGGCGCCCATTAGGGGCGAAGCTTAATGTCTGATGAGAAGACATATGAGTTGACTGGTGGACCCGAAGGTACTGGAACAATCCAGAGACCAGGGAACATGACAGAACTTCAAAAGCTTAAGTATGATGAGGCTATCCGCCGACGTCAAAAGCCTGATATCTACGAAAAATTAGATCAGCTAAAGCAACAGGCACAAGCCGAGTACGAAAAGAAGATCGGTAAGTCCCGACCCACTTATTTTCCTTCACAACAAGAAGACGAGGGCAAGGCTGCGTTCAGACGATTCTTTGAAGATGCCGATAAGCAACCGCCTGTAAGCGGCGACTACGAGCCAACAGAACAAGACTTAGATGATGAGTTTGAAGAATTTACTGACCCTGGGTCCAAGACGTTGGCGCAATTAACCAACAAAGAAAAGATGATCTCAAAACTCGAAGATGAAGGGGGCTATAGTCGGGAAGAATCGGAGGCACTTCTCGGGAGCCTGACATCGGCGACTACGCCTCAATTTATCGCGGATCGTAGAGCCAAGCTTAAAGATACATACGACTACAGTAACATACCGGAAGATCATACTTACGTCGGAACCGATGAGGCTGGTAACGATATGTATCGCATGAACCCAAAGCCATTGTCTGATCGTATGCGAGAAAGGGTATCTAGAATATATCCCCAGATCGACCTGAACGAACCGAAGAGTATAAGCGATGAGTTTTAGAACAAACAATATTGAGTGTACTGGCTGCGACTTCTTTGAGTACGAAGTGTTCTACCGTACCTCGGAAGGTCCACCTGACTGCCCTGAGTGCGGCAGCAAACGCAAGATGAGTTTCAAAGGCTTTACATGCGCCATTAAGGGACAAGGCTACGGATCGTTTGTTCCTGTCGACTTCGGTGTGCTCGGTAAAGCAGAAACAAAAGAAGACTATGACCGATGCGTAGCAACAATCGAAAAACGCTTTCCAGGAAAACAGGTACAAATCGAATACGAATCAGATTCTAAAAAATCCGATCGAATAGATACGATAAGACAAGGTAGCTGGCAGCGTAAAAAAGACCGAGGTGTCGACGGTAAAATGTTGAAGGAAATCTCGGAGGCGAAAAAAAGATATAAGGCCGAAGGGCGTACGAAAAAGAAAGCTGCGCCACCAGCCGAAGGATCTAAATGATGCGACGAAAGAATCTTAGGAATCTGTTGTCTGATGTAGAAAAAGTCGAGTACGCACAACACGTAGCCGACCAAAATGGTCGCGCACTAAAACAAATAAAAGATGACACAATAAGAGACTCAACCGTCTACGAAGATAAAGCGTCAGGAGAACAGCGATCTCTACCAAATAAATTTATTCGAGCGCTAGGACTAGCCGCCGCATTTGAACTTGTTGATCCTACACTTGATGTTGTCAACTCAACTGATTTAAACTAAACCATAGCGGTACGACACCGCAGGAGTAACCCATGCCAACTGACCCAAAAACCGGACAACGACTGCCATACCCAGGAGAACCTGGATACGAAGAAGGTCAGGCGAGCCCTGCACCAGATGAAGGTGGTGGTGAGGCCGCAGCACTAAATGAGGAAAGCGAAAGGCTTGGTGACATCATCAACCAACTTGATTCAGCACTTGGACCAGACGCAGAAGGTGAGCCTACTGAGGGTGAGCCTGCGGAAGACGCTCCAGAAGAAGCTGAGTCACAGGATCTTAGTGCACTCGTTGAAACACTTGGTGTGTCACCTGAACGTGCTGAAATGCTTTACCAAGCCGCACAACAGTTGGCATCGACACAGGGTAAGAGCCCTGAAGATCTTGCGAAGATTATCGCAGATGATTTTAACATTCTGATGCAACTCGAAGTGATTGCTGCGCGGGATATGAAAAATCAACCAGAAGAACCCGCAGCGCCCGCAGAACCGGAAGCAGCAGGTCTGCCACCAGAAATGATGCCGCCAGGAGGAATGTAATCAATGTGGAATGAGGATAATGAAACAGTTGAGGCCACTACGACAGAAGTCGCTGAAGTTGCCGACACTGCACCCGAAGGGGGCGGTGAGGCCATCGTTGAAACAAGTGGTGTCGAACCTTCTGATGCCACCACAGATACGGTTGAAGAGGCTGCTCCTGTCGAAGCTGAAGAAGAAATTGAGGTGCCCGCAGTCTTCGAGTGGAACGGAGAGTTTGATAGCCTTAGAGACTCTGAATGGATTCAAAGTCTCGATCAAGATAAGCGAGAAACGCTGCTAAATGGTATCGAAGAAAAATACCAAAACTGGCAAAGAGGATACACAAACAAGTATCAAGAGTTGGCTAAGCAACGTCGTGAAATCGAAGATCGCGTCAATGAGGTAAGAGACCAAGAAATACGGGTTCAGCGTTGGCTTAACGGTGACGTAAACCCAATGGTCGAAAAACAAAAAGAAATCGACGAACTAAAAGTAGCACACAAAACAGCTATGAGAATGCTTCGTCGTGACGCAGAAGAGGCACACGAAAAAGCTGTTCGATCTCACGGCAAAGAAATGGAAGAGGCTGCGAGAGAACGAGACGAAGCACTAAAAAATTACCAAGAATTAAATGGTAAGTTTGAGCACTTTGAAACACAACAAACCGAAGCACAAGTAGATGCTCTCGAGAAGTGGTTGGTCACAGAACACAAAGATATATACGACAACGATGAAGCTTTCGATCAGTTTTGTGACTTGGCAAAAGCAAATATCCCACCTGATAAAGCAATCAAAATGGTTCGCGGACTCTTCCCGAAAGAAGTGGTGGTCGAGGCGAAACCAGAGCCCGAACCAGAACCAGAACCAGAACCCGTACCCGAACCTGAGCCAGTACCCGAAGGTATGAAGCTTATGAATATGGGACCAGATACGGCTGCTGCAACCGAAGGTGGAGACCCCAGGTCATACGAAGAAATTATGAATGGTCTAAGAAAGGCTGCAATGGTTGAACACGAATTGCTTCTTCGTCAATAAATAAAAAACCCCCGATTGCCTAAGCGACCGGGGGCTTTTCTTTGTCTACGTTGATTAGGCGTAGATGACGTATGTAATGACGTCGTTACTATCTAGGGCACCGTTAGCTGTGATAGTCAACGTACCCGAAGCAATCACGGCACGCTCAATTGCTGCATCAACAGAACCAGCAGAATCACCAGCTTGAGTACAGACAACCGGAGCACCGTCCAATTCAGCGGTAAACCCAGTTACCGTAATGGTTGTGTCACCACCACCAGTAACCTTACCAACCAAGGCTCCGTGATCTCCACCACCAGAGACCCAAATCGAACCTGTAGTTGCATGAGACGAGATTACTCGACCAATACGAACGTTCAATGAAAACGCTCCCGCATCAGCAGTAGCAGCCGGTACAGAACCAAGCACGTAACCACCGGCTGAGTTTCCTGTGTTGAGGTAAACAGCATCACCAACACCGGCTGAACTAGTGTTAATGTTCTTAATCAATAGACTAGGGTAAGCAATACCGAAATCCCCTGAACCGTATGCGGTTTCTACAATATAAAAAGGTCCGCGACACTTTGTAATTACAGCCGCATCTGCCTTATGAACCGACATAATACCCGAACTCGTAATTCCCGTAGGAACCACAATATCATTAGCCGATACTGCTTCCGAAAACTTTACTCGCATTGCGTTTGAAGCAAGCTTGGTAATACCAGGGGCTACTTCTCTTTGTTTAACTCTAGCCATGATTTCTCCATCCCCTCAAGGGGGTACACATACGCATAATTGCGTAAGGAAATCTTAGCACAACGAACAAAAACATCAACCAGAAAAGCCCCTACCAATCACCCGGCAGGAATCGACCATGCAAAAGCAACTACAGCCCAATCGACATAGATGAAAGGTAGGGGAGACTTATTCCTTTTTCTTCGGTCGTTCACGCGGAGTACCCTTACGCTCTGCACGAGAAGTACCCTCAGGTACTTTACTTGACGCACCAGGAACGCTCGGAGTCCGCGTACCTCGAACACGACCAGGTTCAAGCTGAGCCCGCTGCTGCAACTCAGCCAAACGGCGCATATCTTCTTTCAGCATTTCTAATTCCTCAGGATCACCAAACCGACTCTGCTCGATCATTTGTTGGATCTCAGCCTCAGACGGTCCCTCAATATCGTCAATGCTACGACCGCCTTCTCGACGCTGGATAAATTCAGCCATCTTTTGGCGCGTGTCGGCATTATCAGCAAAGATTTGCTCGGCATGAGCGCGACTTATCTCAAGATCACCAGAAATTATCGCAGCCTCTTGCTCACCCATTCTTTGAAGCTTTATCAACTGGTCTCTATAAACAGATTTAGGTAACTTTCCTTGGACTTCACCATACAACTTATCCTGCATTTCATTGATGTATCGGTTGGTTAATTTTGAATCACCGCCCCAACCTTCGTCAAGAACGCTATATCTTCCGCCGCCGGATGGGGTCTTGGTATAAACCATCGTATCGTGAGTTAAAGGGCGACCAAATTCATCATATACATTGTCGTCGAAAGGACTTGGTCCAGAAATACGTCCCTCGGCTACAAGTTCATCAACAGCCTTATAAAGATCTTGGTCAAAAGGCTGAGAAGGATCTGTGAAAACCTCAGTAAATGAGAACGGACGACCCTCGTCGGCAAATGACATAACTAATTTTTTATACTGATCTATTCCGGTGTCTTCAGTAAACTCTGGAACACGACCACCGATTGGGAGACTGCCGGGGATATCAATCTCTTCAAAACCACGCTCAGACCTTCCTGGGAAATCATCGTATCCATAGGCTACATACTCATCCCGCAACTGACGCAACTCTGTTTCGCTAAGATTGTATTTACCTGAAAATTCTTCAAGCAGGTATCTGTCTTCGGGAAGAAGCGGACCCAAATCCTCTACAACATTGTGATGACCTTGATTCGACAAACCAAACTTAGGTGACGACAACTCGGGCTCATAGACACCAAGCCCCTTAGACCTGCGGTATTCTTGTTTAGCAGCCTCATTTGCCTTGAACGCAGCTACTCCACCGCCGCCTGGGGTGCCTCCGCCCCTCAACTGAGGATTGTTAGCGTAGAATTCTTCCATAATTTCTGTACGACGCTGGTTTATTTGTTGAGCCGACAGAGGACCATCATGCTGACCCATCAAATAATCAAGTTCCTGCAACTCATCTAAAGTAGCTTGATCGGGTAAAACACCGCTAGGTTCACTACCGGTTAATTCAAACTGGTCTCGCTCTATAGCAATACGTCGCAAGTCTTCCTCGAAATTTTGAAATCTAGAACGACCACCACCGCCTGGGGGCTTGCCGCTAACTGACTCAAAGTCAAAGTCTGTGTCACGAC